AAAAGATTGCACTACGCGCAGCGCATAGAGTTTCAATTACTATCAAAATTATTTGGCGAATTTTTGCCGCCTGAATATGCATATGAAACAGGCACTGGGCCTAGAGAGGTTAAGCAAACTGACTTTGATGAACGCATCGATGTTATTCCGGTGTCTGATCCAAACATATTTAGCCAGAGCCAGCGCATAACGCTCGCACAAGAGCTTTTGCAGATGGTTCAATCAAACCCACAAGTACATGGACCAAACGGCATATACGAAGCGTACAGACGCATGTATGGCGCGTTAGGAGTAGACAATGTGGAGGCATTATTGCAGCCGCCACCAGATATGACTCCGCGACCGATTGACGCAGGTTTGGAAAACAGTGGTTTCTTGATGGGACAACCAGCGCAAGCTTTTGAAGGCCAGAACCATACAGCGCATGTTGAAACACACAGAGCCTTGTTCTTGACACAAGTCGTCAAAGAGAATCCGCAAATACAAGCCATGGTTATAAGTCATGTAATGCAGCACTTACAATTCTTGGCTGCTGAGATGGCGCAACAACAAATACCACCTGAAACCATGGAAAGAATTAATCAGGTGCAACAGCAGCTGCAACAAATGCCAGTCGATCAACAACAACAAGCTGCACAACAAATACAGATGTTGTTAGATCAATTTGCTGCACCAATCATGGCGCAACTTAGCGAAGAGTTTTTACAGTCTATTGGTCAGGGATCAGAAGATCCTCTGGTAGAAATCAGAAAAGCGGAAGTAGAGCTGCGTGATAAAGAGCTTGATCAAGAGCAATCTCAGTTTGAGGCCAAACAAAATCAAAGAGCCGAAGAGAAGCTTCTTGAGAACGAAATACAGAAGCAACGTATAAATGTGCAAAAAAACGTAGCTGATGATAAACTGGATGTTGCATTGCAAAGGTTGCAACAGCAAGCAGATCTAAAACTCCTTGAGTTAGAACAGAAAATGAGGGGATAAGATCAAGGAGAAATTATGACAACTAGTTACAAAAAAGAGGCAATCAAAGAGCTGAAAGCGCAAAAGAAACTAGAGCGCGAAGCTGAAGCTGAAGCACTGTCTGCGCAAATTGCAGAACAAGCAAAGGCTGATGCAGAGAACGAAGCTCGTATTGCTAAAAAATTAGCGCGTATTGCAAAAGGCGAACCTGCTCCGGCAGAGCCAGAGCCTACACCAGAACCTGAACCAGTCGTAGAGGAAGAAAAACCTGTTGCGAAAAAGCCAGCTCCGAAGAAGCGTGGCAGACCAGCTAAAAAGAAGGGGTAATTATGGAAGGTTATACGAAGTATAAAATGAAGAAAAAAACCATCGGTAAGATGGTTGACGGCGAGATGAAAAACGCTGGCGTTGAAAAGATTGTCGATATGCGAGGCAAGGGTGCCGCAACTAAGGGGCTGAAGTTTAAAGTCAGATCTTAATGGACGATTTAACGCTGCACGACAAGATCAAGAAAGTGATCAAAGATCGAGAGTCTCAGATAAGTGAGACACTTATGTCGGGAGCATTAGAAAGTATAGAACATTATAAATTTTTGCAAGGCGAGCTTTCTGCGTTATACTATATCGAATCGGAGATAAAAGAATATAACAAGGAACTGTGACGAATGTCTGAACAAGCAAAAAAAGCAATCGTAGACGCCTACGTCGATTCTGACGACAGGGTTCTCGATCCCACCCTACTAGATAAATCAGTGTTAGAACGAATGCCACAACCGACAGGTTGGAGGATGCTGGTTTTGCCTTACGGCGGTAAAAACACAAGCAAGGGTGGAATTCTTTTGACAAGTGAAACCGTTGAAAGAGAATCCTTAGCTACTGTTGTTGCTTATGTTGTTAAGATGGGTCCTCAGTGTTATAACGACAAAGATCGTTTCGGCGACACACCATGGTGCGAAGAAAAGCAATGGGTGATGATTGGCCGTTACGCTGGTTCTCGTTTCAAACTAGAAGACGGTGCTGAAGTCAGAATTATCAATGACGACGAAGTCATAGCCACAATCCTTAATCCAGATGATATAATGAGTGTGTAACCATGATTGAAAACAACGAAAACCTAGAAAGCCAAGTCGAAGAAGTCGAAGTAGATATCCAAGAGGATGCTGCTGTAGAAGAACAAACTGCCAGCCCGGACGACGAGCTGGATAATTACACCAAGAGTGTAAGCAAGCGAATCAACAAAAAGAATGCGCAAGTAAAAGCCGCTGAAGAGCGAGCTGCGTACTTCGAGCAAATTGCGCGTCAGCAACAAGAACAACTAACCGCTTACCAGCAAAGCTATCAGGCGCAAGAAGACACCGTCTTACAGAAAGAAGAAGAGGCTCTTGAAGCTAAAGAGCGAGAAGCAGCGGATCTTTACAAGCGTGCCGTGGAATCTGGTGATGCTGAATTGATGAGCAAAGCCGATGATCTAAAAGGCGATCTTAGGATCCAGAAAGAAAAGATCAAAGTAGCGAAGCGCAGGAGAGAACAGGCTCCACAAGCGCAG